CTGTTCTTCCACATCCACTCACCAGCCTCATCCCACTCATTAGCTTTTAAACTAATAGTAGCAGAAACATTGTGAGTATTTGAACCAGTCCTATGACCAGGCGATACCCAGTCGGTTGATACTTTCTTTACTCTTTCAAGTAAATCAAATGCAGACTCAGTTCTTATGATACAACCTTCAGGCGCCGCTTGCGGTACGCTGATCACAGCTGTATCATGAGGTCTGAAGTACTCATCTTCAATCAACTCAGGGTGGTTCTTAACTAGGTAAGAATAAATAGCTTCGTTCTTACCAACTCGTAGTCTACGTACGTAATGCTTGTTGTGCCAAGCGTGTATACCAGATGATGTGCCTAACACTAATGATGTGGTACCTGCTGGCTTAACACACGTTGTACGCGCTGCCTTGTTGATACCAATAAGCTTAGCAACTTTAGTGTTTTCACGCTTAACTATATCAGCAGCTTTCTTCATGTCAAGATTCATAACTTTGTTAGAGCCTATACCTGTCATTGACACACCGATCAAAGCATCTTTCTCAGTTGTATCTTTCCACACCTCACGTAGGTAGTGGAAGTCTGTATAACCTGCTTGTAACGTGCCTATGAAAGCAGCGACTTTAACTCTAGCGTTTAAATCATCTTGATCAACTATATCTGACACATTAACCTCACATAGGTTACAGAACTGATAAGGACGAAGAGCAATCTCACAGCACGGGTTTGTTCCCCAGTCCTTATCATTGTTTAGATATATACCAGGCTCACCAGCTCCTGATGCTTCAACTCTTTTCCACAGATCCATAAAGAAATCTTTTTTAACCTTATGTCTCATCAGCACGGCAGAGTTATTAGCTCTACCGCGTTGCGGGTTAAGTTCCCACCAGTTGCCTGACTTACATGATATCATCTCTTCATCTGTAGCACTAAATAGTGATATAAGTGCTGCACGTCGAATGCCACCAGCCAAGACAGCGTCAGCAATATGACAGACGATATCGTGTACTTCAAGACTTGTAAGCTGTGTTCCATCTTCTTTATTATCTAATATACCCTTAACTTTCACTAAACACTCTTTGAGTGGCTGTGGGCCAGGAGCTTTACCTCCTGACGTCACTAACCTTGCGCCTTTAGGTCTGATGTCTGAATAATCAAATTTGATTTTAGAACATCTACGACCACCAAGGTACGACTCAATAAGTACTTTAACCGCATCAGCCCATCCCTCGATTGAATCACCTATGACAAATCTTCTGTGCCTCTTATCGAATGGTTTAATGATATGAGGTAATCTTCCAACGTGGTGCTGCTGCACTGAGTAACCCACCCCGCAGCCTGAAAGAAGTAAGAACATAGTCTCACTGAAGCTGTCAATATGATCAATGGGTAAGTAACTACAATTATACAAACGGTTTGGAGAAATCTCAATAGGTTTGCCACTAAATTGTAACGAACGCATTGACGGTAAAACTTTTTTATCGTATACATATTTATAAGCTTTGTTTATTTCTTCTGTTAGCTCAGGATATTTCTTAACGTGCATTTCTAAGTTACGCGTAACTAATTCTTCCCATGTCTCTCTTCTGTTAAGCTCAGGTATATACTTAGCATACTTCATATGCACTGTAATATCTGATAAAATATCTCTACTAATTTGGCTCATTGGCTTCTTTTGAAATTGTTAAACATATATCTATGAAAGGCAAATACAACACGTGATTGTTGCATTTTTCTTGTTGATAGGTTCTAAAACCTATTATTATCCCTGGGTAAAACCCAACACTTAATTCCCAATCTATCATTGTTTGCTTTTTATTAGTTCTACAACTTTATCACATTCCTTCTGATTCTGGGGTTTATATAAAGTTACAGGTAAATTGTTTTTGTTAATATACTTCTTAAACATTTTCCATCTCATAGGAAAACTTTCGTTTGCTCTACCCTTTGTCTCTATTATAAATCCATCTCCAATAAAATCAGGAGTGTATTTAATAGGTAGTATTTTCTTTTCTCCGCGATTTACCATATCGCCTTTACCGTTACTCTGACGTTCGTAACACTGTATCTCACACATAAATCCTTCTTGAAGAACAAATGTCTCCGGCTCGTATTCGGCTTTGATCTTAGATTTCTTTAGTGCTTGATACATATAGCGCTCAAGACCCGAGGCGAAGGTTATCCCATCATAAGTAACCTTCTTTGACTTAACTGGTCCTCGTTTCCTGCTCTTAGTTTTATGCGTCGTCTTGCGTCCCAACGATTTGGTCGATTAATTCACGAGCTGTTTGTATATATAATATCGCGTCCATAAGTTCTTCTTGTATATCATTAAGATAACCGTCAAGATGTTTATGTCCACCTAACATTTCGTCGCTTAATGTACGACCATACTTTTTGAAACCTTCATCAGATCGTTGCGTAAACTTCTCACACACGCGTTGTACCACTGGATCGCGAAACGTCATCATTACTTTTTTATTAGATGACTTTGAGTTCATTATTTCTCTATCACTCATAGCGTATCTTTTACAAATGTACCGTTAACCATCTTACCAGTTCGCTTACTAATAACTTTGTATGCTGAATCAGTACAGTACTCAATTGAAGTGTCGCCTAGTTCAGCTAAGTTTGTAAGTACTACAACCATATCACCAATCGCATCTACAAACTCGTCTTGATCGTTTTTCAATATAGCTCTACCAAGTTCTCCAGCTTCTTCCATGAGCTTTAAGTACTGAGTTTTAGTATCACCCTTATCGTACAAACCTCGCTCATTTGCCCACGTTCTGATTAGGTCAAAACGATTGTGAATATTTTCTGTATGTCTATTGCGGTGAGGTCCACTCATGTTTAATGCACCTGTTCTAGTTCTATTACAATCTACATCCTCATAAGAGGTGGCTCTACAGCAGCCATTGTTATCAAAGTACCTAGCAAACGCTTTATTGTACACATAACATCTATCGTTATTATACATAGATGTTTTCACATTATCCATGATCCATTTAATAGAGTCAGGATCAATACAGCATCTACCATGGTCTGTATCCCAGCTCATACCGATCTCATCCATAAGCCTACCTTTAAGCTTGTTTACTGGACATGGAAATGTTGTTGTTTGTTCTGTTACGTTTATATTCATTAAATTTAATTCTTGTTTTATAGGGTTTAAATCTTTATACAGTTTATGATCTACTCTATAGCCAAATTGTTTTTGTAGTTCAATCTCTCTATGAGAGATATAACTAATGTCGTCTGACATATCTAGTATTTCGTATTCATCTTCTGTATAACCTTGTTGCCGTGTAACTCTTTCTTCTAGGTTGTTTGTTACACCTATTTTTTTACCCGGTATATGGTATATGCAATACGTCATTTTTTGCGTCTAGCTTCAGATATATGTATTGTAATATTTCCCCAATCTTTTCCAGAAAATACAACATTATCAAAAGAATCAAATGTGTCGTGCGTGTGGCTTCCATCTTCAAAAAATGTAGTTACATCTCTATATCTTTTCTTTTCATCACAAAGATGTAAACACATTATCTCTCCTTTTTCAACTTTTATTTCGAAATCACCTTCGTGGTCTGTTCTATTTATTATTTTACTAGTTTGGTAATTGAAATCAATTACTTCATCTAAGCATATCATAACACATAGCGTGTCTTGTGCAAACATTACTGATCCTATCAGTATACTTGCTATTGTTAATATTTGTTTCATAGTTTATTATTATATAAGTGTAAATTGTGTGCGTAATGGTAGTACTCGCCGCATTCAATACCTAGCTCGTATGCCACAAGCATTTGTAAGCTAGCAAAACAATACTGATCGTTACAGAAACCAAACCATAGATCGTTTGATCTCATAACTACAGCCATGTTAAGTTTGTTGTTTAGTATTGTAAACTGTACGGCGTAAGTACATGGCGTATCGTTCTTATACTTAGGGTGTTCCTTAGCATCATATATACTTATCGCTGCTTGTCTAGTCTCGGGATTCTTCTCAAGTAGATTTATAATGTATTCTAGCTGGCTAGTACCGTTCCAATCTGATCTTTGCCATTGATAACCATAGTTAGAATTAACATAGCCATAATCATCAGCCATACGTTCCCATATAGGTGGTATCTTACCATATAAGTCGCCTAACTTTTTTATATTATTATCACCTGATAAATACCACTGCCATTCAGCTTCGGCATACTCTCTGTTCCATTCACGCTCTTTGTTTAGTATAAACATATCACGCGGTTGTTCCATAGTAAAACCTACGTTGAACAAAGCTTTAGTATCACCAAACTCTATACCGTTACATCTGATTTCATTTAGAAAATAAGTGAAAGCAGAGTCCGCGTTGTAAAATCTATTTTTCATATTTATCGTAGTAGTATTTGTAGTATTCGTAAACTTTAGCCATAACTTCTTCCCCTGTGTATGTGTTAGGATCGACGCTTGATTTGTTGTTGATTTTTATATCAATAGTCCAATCATCTTCTGAATCCCATATTGGAGAAAAGCCAACCACTATACTGTTGTTCATACACCAAGCTACGTGCTTCATGTTATCATCTGTGTAAGGTATAGATTCAGGTGATCTACCTAAACCTTTTTTCTTACGTTTCTTATCGTTTATTCCCATGGCATAGCTTCTTGTTCAGCAACGTCTGCCATCATAGGTACAAAACTACCAGATCGAGGTTCCCACGTAAAATGAGCTTCAGCTCCGTTCTCACCTAGGTTTTGGAATTTAACCTTGAGTACCTTCGCTTTAACCGT